CCGTTTCCGTGTTGGAAGGAATAGAAGGAGGTGGCGTCCGACATGTTGTCGAACTTGTCTTCCTTGCAGTAGAGTTCCTTGAAGGTGTTCGCCGTGTAGATGTAGTGCGTGACTTTGCCGGTGGTTTCGCGAGCGAGAAGATGCCACGTCTCGATAATACGCGCGCCCTGCTCGTGGGAGATGCCGACGTTGCTCTCGCGAATCAAATCTTCGTAGAGGCGCTCCCAATTCGAGTATTTTGAGCGCCGGTCTTCGGGAACCGCGTTGTTGATTGCCTCAACCGTCTCTTCGATGTCCCAGCCGGCAACTTCCGCGGCCTCTTTGTCCGAAATCAGCCCAAACAGCTCGTGAATCAGGTATTTCTCCTTGAGCACGACGATTTGTGCGCTGTCGGAGTGCTGCTTGGTGCCCGTGGGGACGAAAAACTCGTCCTGGCGCACGAATTTCGGGAACCACTCGAAGCGATTGAGCCAACCGACGGAGCAGAAGCCAAAAAGTGCATTCTCCTGCGCGACTTCCGTGAGCAAGTTGTTCCAACCGGGCTTCTGACGGACCAAATTCGTGAGTTCACGCCGGAACGCCTCCGTTTTCTTGTCCGCGCCGGGAAGGTCGTCGGGAAAATGGGCGTTCGTCAGGTATTTCATCGACTGAATCGACAAAACGAACCGCGGAGCCACCTTGTCGATGAGCATCGGCAGAGGTTTCGTGGTGAAATTGCTTTTCCAGTCGAGCCCGTCCTGCTTCAGAGCGTCGTGCGTGTAAGGTCGCTCCGAATTATACTTCGCCATGATGCGCGCATTCTTGATATTGCGATGGCGGTTATTGACTTCGAGGGAAGTGATGATGTTTTTGGCCTGGGTCGCGTTCTTGATGGCGCGATTGCGGGGTTTCAGGCCCTTGGAAACGTCTGGGGGGCTCACCGCGCCCTGTGTGTCGCCGTTATAGCCGACATCTTGACTCATTGGCATAGCTACTGCAATAGGTTCGGGGTTCTACCACCTGTCAATCGGGCATTTTTCCGTGGAAAGTTGCTGTTTGATGCCCAAAAAGCAGGTGCATTTCCGGCACTGGTTGGTTCCGGGGTCTCGCCAGAAGCATCGGTTGCACGCCCGGCGACGTTTTGCGAGCACGCGGCCCGACACAAAGGCGTGGTCCCCTGAGAAATAGCACACCACCACTCGAAAGAGGGCGGCTGCGGCTCGAAATGGGTTCGGGAAGACCATCAGCAGTTCCTCCGCCAGCATTCCGCCGGCAAGCTTTCGTCGTGACGCTGCGGAACGGCGAGGTGAACCACCGTGCAAACATCTTCATTGAGAGCCGAGCACACGGCGATGCCCTGGTGGACTGGGTCCTGCCCGTCGAGGATGCCTCTCCGACTGGTCGCAACGCTGGCCTTGCAGCTCCCGCAGCTCGTGGGGAGGCTCCGCTGGCGCGGGCAACGCGCGCAGATGTTCGCGCGGGCGAGCGCAACCGCTCGGTCGATGAGTCGGATGTGGCCCAGTCGCTTTTCCTGGATGAGCCAGCTCATGAAGTTCATGATTTTCGCCATCATGTTCCCATCCGGGCTCGCGGGAATGGGGTTGGGGCCGCTGGTGTTTTTGCAGAAGCCGTGATTGCGGCCACAAAGCTGCGTCAGGATTTCCAGTTCCGGGTTGCCGATGTCCTGCGCGCGACGTTGGCGATACTCAATCAGGACTTTCACGAGCGCAGGAAAACTGCTGGCCTTGTGCTTCGTTCCTTCAGCGTCTTTGAACCACCAGCCGCCATCCGGCCAGAGGTTAGGATTCATCGACAGAGGCATTTCTACTCCTTTCAAGGTAGGCATCAGCCGCCCTTTTCCACTGAGGGTTCTCGTGTTCGGAAAGACAGGTGTTGCAACGATGACACAGCAGGCCTCGAACTTTTCCAGTTACGTGGTCGTGGTCAATCACAAGGCGCTTGGCCTCGCCACAAATCAAACATCGCCCATTTTGCTTGTCCGACATCTCCTTGACTTGGTTCGGTGTCAGCCCGTATTCACGTTGAATTCGATACGCGTAGTTGTAGTCCTTGCGACGAGCGCGGACTTCTGGCCTAGCTCCATACTCCCTCATCCCAGCAAGAAGTTTTGCGCGATGCCCGGGGTCCTCGTGATACTTGCGATTGGCGTGCAGCCTCTTCTCTTCGGTTGTGTGGGGCATATTATGGGTCCTCCGGAAGTTCCTCAAATCGGTTTGTCACGTCCACGCGATAGTTCTCACTCGTATCATCCTCGTCGTAGCCGTCCGCGGAGGTGTTCTCCGGCGTCATGCCGAAGGTCACGCCAGCCGCATTTCGCGCGCCGAGAAAAAGCAACGACACCGCGTCCGCCTCGTCGGGAGACAGCGCCTGATTGCGGAGGCGATAGTCCTCCTTCGTCTCCACCTTGCAGATTTTCCCCGTGGCCCGATACCAACGAGTGGAGAGCTGCGGGATGAGTTCCGTCAGGTCCATCGACGGGAGCGCTTTCGCGTAGTCGAACTCAATCATCTTCCGCATCAGGAACCACAGCTCCGTCTGCACGCGGTCATAAAGTTCTTCGGGCGTCTTCGTGTCCTCCACCATGATTTTCCTGTCCGACGCTTTCTCGGAGTAGTTTACTCCCTGGACCTCGCCGGACCAGATGTATTTCACGATATCGTAGACGCCCTGGCCGTTTCCGGTGCGGTCCATGCACACCCAGGCAGGCTTGATGAAAAGTTGGCGGCAGAGTTTAACAATCAGCTCCGCCATTTCGTGCGTGTCCGCCTTGGGGAGTTTGAACAGCGCTTCGAGTTGGAGGGCCCACCGCGGGGTATTGTGCCCGACTCGATTCTTGAAGAAGACGGTGATTCCATTCGGGGCGTCGAGCGACGGCGGGATTTTGATTCCCGCGGCCACGCCGAATTTCCCCTTCGCGAAATACGCGCAGTCCTTTCCTTGGAGCGCCAAGTCGATGCCGGCGGCTTCTTCGGGCGTTTCGAGCCAGATGAACTCCGCTTTGAATTTGTTGAGCATCCCGCCGGGCAACACCGCCATCGTGACGCCAGTGGGCGGAAAGCATCCGCGCGCCATCGTCCAGTAGCCGGGCGAGTCTGAGCCGCCCGAGTTGCTGATGATGAGGTCGTAGCCCTCCTTTGTCTGCAAGCCCTCGAAAATCTTTTTGCCCGCCTGCACGTTCTCGGAAAACTTCGCGTCGAGTCGGACAACTCGCCACTTCCGCGTAGAATGCCAATCGAAGAGAGCGTCGGGGTCGAAGCTGGTCCATCCTCCGGGCGGTTCGCAGCGCCGACCCACCTCGTCCTGCGGGTCCGTCGGGTTGAAGGCCCCGATGACTTTCAGACCGTGGTCGCCCTGCGCGTTAGCCAGGACGTTGTCGATATCTTTCCAAATCCCTTTCGGGATGTTCACCATTTCATCCAGGAACACGAACATCCGGCTAAGAGTGCCGAAAATGGGGTGGGGCTTGGTGCGATTGAATCGCTTGGTTCCTTGGATTCGTCCTGCGGCTTTCTTTCCCAGTGGAACCACAACTCCCCGTATTGCGCCGCGGCGCTTTCGGGGGTCGATGCCGATGAAAAGTTTCCCGACCACCCCGGGCAACGGGATGGTGGCGCTGCGGTGAAGTTCGACGAGGTGCGAGAAAAGATTGTCTTCAAGGTGATTCTCAGAGGGGCCGATGACCTGGACCGTGGTGAACTGTGGGTCGCGAATCCATTCGAGCATGAGACGGACGCCCATTGAGTAGGACTTGGACATGGACGCAGCGCCCATCAGCAGGATGAAATCATCAGTGTCAAACGCTCGCCAGACGCGCTTGGTGGACTCCGGCTCGGGGGTGAAAAGCGTGGGGCTCCACAGCAACTGCGCGGCTTCCACCATGCCCTCGTTGTTCAGGCAGTAGTGAAGCAGCGGAGTGAGAACGCCGAAGGCGTCCGTCTTGTTGTTGATGGGGTCGCTGCGTCCGGCGTTCTTGACTACCAGACGTGCGGCTTCGATTGGCTGCTCCTGGTGCAGGAGGTCAGCCACTTTTCGAACCAAGCTTCGAGTCTCTGCGGGGATGGGCATGTCACAAACGAATCCCGTTTCCGCGAACGCGGTTGTATTGATGGCGGGCTGAAACCATTTCTTGAAGTGCGAGCGGAGTCTTGACGGAGTGCAACATCACGGCACCGCGCTGAACAATGTGATTGACCATGTGCCGGCGGCTATGATGGTCAGAGGTCGGACAGCTCACACCGTCTCGAAAATTTTTGTGCGGGATGTCGCCGGCCACGCAGATTGCCATCATCAACCAGTCAATGAAGGGCGTCTGCATGTCGGTCTCGAAGGTGCCCTCGGTCTTAATCATCCGTTCGAGAATCTCGCGCGAGAAAAAGTAAGGGGGCTGAAACGCGAGGCGAGGCCACTTGTATCCGGGCTTGCGCTGGTGCATCAGGTCGCTGACTTCGTTGGACCAAAAGTTGAGCGGGTCCTTGTAGAGATACTCGGGAATCTTCGGAGAGATGCAGAGTGAGTCGGAGTCGTTGGCGAGGAAGAACTCGAACGGGTATTCGAGCAGCACACGCAGTTGCGCGAACTGCCGGTCCAATGAGAGCTGTCCGATGTATTGCCGTTTGCCGGCGAATCGGCAGATGTGCGGGCCCATGACTTTGATTGGGGCATCAACCGGAGAGACGATGATGAGAGGGGCCTGATGATGCTCTTGGTATCGGAGCATCCCGCGAATTTGCGCGGAGTCTCCGTAGTATCCGTGGCAGCTCACCAGCGTGTAGGGATTCATCTCGGTCTTCATCGCGTTTGAATGGCCGAGGTTTGCCAGACTTCGTCTTTCATGGTCCGGTCCAAAAGGTCCTGATAGGTTTCTAGCAAGCCGTCCTTAAAAGGAGTCGAGGGCTCCCATCCAAGTGCGGCGCGAAGCGCCGTGTTTTCGGTCATCTTATGTATGATTCCCGAGGGCGCTGATTTATTGTAGAATCGTTCGAGCTTAATTCCGGCGATGTCTTCGAGCATGTCCACGAGCTGATTGACCGTGAAGGACTCGGGGCTGCTCAAGTTCAGCGGGCCGGACACGCCAGAACTCGCGATTCGGTAAATCCCTTCGACGCAATCCCGGACGTGCAGAAAACTACGAGTCTGTGAGCCGTCACCCCAGATTGAAATTTCGTGGATGCCGCTCAGCTTGGCCGCGATGACTTTCTTGCAGAGAGCTTCGATGACGTGCTCGCGCCCACCGGGCCGAACGTCGCCGGGTCCGTAGAGAGTGTGAAAGCGCGCGATGGAACAGGGGACTCGCTTCTCCTTGTCGAAGGCGAGGCACATCTGCTCACTGAAAATTTTCTCCCAGCCATAGCCGGTCCCTGGATTCGCCGGGAGAGCGTTGCTCTCGCGCATGGACCCGCCGTCGGGATAGACGCAAGAAGACGACGCAAAAAAGTAGCGGGTGACCTTGTGAGCCTCGCACGCGCGAAGAAGGTTCGTGTTGATGAGGGAAGAGAGAAGGCAGTCGACATCGTGCTTGCCGATGTAGCCGATGCCGCCGACTTGCGCTGCGAGATTGAAAACTGTGCTGGCGTCCTTGCAGACTTCGAGCGCAACCGCTGGGTCGCGGAGGTCGTGCCCGGTGGCGCGGCTCACGGCGCGGACGTTCTTGTGGTTCCGCTTGGCTAGAAACTCGACGAAGGCGCGGCCCACAAAACCGCTGCCGCCGGCTACCACGATTGCACGCATGGCAGGATTACGTGTTGGTGACGAAACCCGGCTTGGCGGTGTCGTAGTCCTCGTTGAACTTGCCCTTGGGCTTGGTGGACGGGTCGGGACCAGAGGGATTGCTGGAGGCTCCCTTGCCCATCTCGGCTTTGCGGTAGTCTTCCTCGTCGCTGAAGGACCGAGGGTCGTGTGCGGTGATTTCTTTCGGCATAATGGCTACCGAAAGAAATGGCCCCCCGGCTGAAAAGTCAACCGGGGAAATGGAGCGCCGGGGCGGGAGTCGAACCTTGCATCTTGTGCGTTTCAGGCACCACGTTTTGCCGTTAAACTACCCAGCGACCAAAATTGGTGCCCCGAGAGGAAACGAACCTCCTTCACTTCGCTACTCTTCACGAGCCTCCGTTGGGTTTACTTAAGGCACCCAACGTCACATCCGTTACTTTCACGGTGCGGACTTATACCGCGGACCTACCTAGGGCAAAATTGGTGGATGCTTTCGGGACCCTACACGCCGGGTTTCTACCGGAGCAGCGGAGGCACCGCTGCTTGCTTTGGTCTCACGGTTCTGGAATGTTCCGCCCCGTCCGCCGTCGCGGGCTGCCTTGCGTCCCAAATTGCACGGCTCTCATTACGCGGGAGCCGTCTGCGTTTCGGGCCAGACGAGGTTTCCTACCCTCATGGGACCCATCACTTCGCCCGGGGATTGTCCCCATTCAAGGGGAGATTGCCCAAACTCAGTGAGAAGAAATAAGCGGGGGAGTTTTAGGCCAGTTCGACTGGGCAGTGCGACGTTGCACACCTTGGCGGGTTCCCGGACTCCCTTCTCAGAGAATTGAACCATTCGCCGGCTGATGCACCCTCCGAGTCTCCCCGCTTGCCGTGTTGACTGCATCGCGGCCTGTTGTCTTCTGGTTGCATCAGAAAATTGGCAGGGTCTCTCCCCTAGTCACGTCTCGCTATCCCTTTGGAAGGGGACTCACACTACTGGGCGGACGTTCACCCGTGGCGTCTTCTTGGGCGAGACTTGGGCTATCGGCTTTCCTCTAATTCGGGGCGGTTGTTCACCGTCCATCCCCTGCCGACCAAGCGTGCTCCCTTGACAGCCGCCGATTGTCGAGCTGGTGCGGGGCCATGCGTCCTTTCGGGCGCGGGACATCCGCGACTTCGCGAAACCCCGTCTCAACAAAAATGGCTGGTGTCCTGATTTAGACGACATCCCGAGGGATGCCGGGAACTTTACCCGGGTTTCCAGCGCTGTCGAAATCCGGGCGTGCATGACGTGCATCTTTTGAGTGGCGGCCTAAACACCCCGCCTACCCCGGAATATTGGTGGACACTATCGCGGCCCTGGCGGCTGACTTGAACAGCAGCTCTGCGCTCAACGCAGAACTAGTTTGGTTGCGGAAGGTGGAGTCGCACCACCGGAGGTCGGCTTATGAGACCGACTTGAATCTCATTCTCTCCGCAAATTATTTCAAAGAGCGAACACCTGAACATATCCCGCCCAGGTGCTCTGTGTCAATTCAGGAGTTGACGACCTGAACCGTGATTGTCCCGGGCGCGGTCGGAATATCCGGGCCTTCGGCGATTGGACCCATCGGGCCGTTCCCGACAAAATTCACAGCGCGTGCCTGCCACTGATAGTGGCCGGGCGCGGGGTTGAGAATCTGAAGTGCGGGCGTGAGCACGTCGGTCTTGAAGTTGAACGGTCCGCCGTTGACGGATTCGAACACTTGGTATTTTTGAACTCCCTCGCTCGCGGGATTCGCGGGCCAGGACAGGTTGATGGTGGTTGGCATACGCGAAACAAATTCCGCAAATCAGAAAAAGTCAAAGCGTGGCGAACAACTGAATGTGCTTGATGCTAATCCCTCCCGGTCTCATCGCTTGCGCGACCAGAAATCAGGTCGTTATAGTCATATCCAAGTTCTTGATACAACTCTTGCCCCCAATCGACAACGACCGCGTTTTCCTCGGAGTCGGCGCGGAGGTCGACGACTTGGTAACGCTCGTTGAGCATACGCCCCCTCGCGTGCTCCTGCGCCTCTTCGACAGCGTCAAAAGTTCCGTCGAGGTCGGACCAGCCTCCACGGGCCTCATAATCCATCGAGGTGAAAAGCGCGTAGCGTTTCATAACATCGAATCGGTTGTCTCGACATGTCCCGTCTTCTCCGCGTTCTTCGGGTGCTTCTTGTTTTTCGCGTTGAGAGCACGCGCGCGGCGACGAGCCTTTCGTGCCTCAACGGCGTTGTTCATTCTTTGGATGGTAGCGAGGGAAAACATGGTCTTGGTGTTCTGTTCTTTGGTTTTCCGCGGTTATCAAACTCTGCCGGCTTGTTTGGATTTACAAGCGGTTCTGACTGGCGTCGACGAATCGCTTCCAACACCCACTGCGGAGTGGGTTCGTCGGGCACAGCACCGCGAGGCACCACGCCGAGTGGAAGCGGTTTGTCACCCATTGTCAGTTCTTGAAGTATGGCGAGCCATCGAGACTTACAATCCATTGGTCGATGAACTGCTGGTGGAGCGCGGCGGTCTCCTTCTTGCGCGCGTCTGCGTTCTTTCGTCCTGCGCCCTTATCAGGCGCTGCGAAAACGAAGGGTTCTTCGCTGCCCACCGTGTAGACGGCGAAGGCGTCGGTGCCCAGGTCGGGTGACTCGAACAACGGGGACACTGAGACGATGTGGGCGGCGCGCATGAGCGAGCCGTTTGGGGCGGTGATGATTTTTGTGGTCGTCATATTAGCGTTCTCTCGACGGCGGAAAGGTAGGCGCGGGAGGCGCACATGTCAAGTCCCGGATGGTGCGCTGAATCACTCGCTCCATCAGCTTCTGGACCCACGCCCAGCCGGCCAGGAGTTCCTCCATCGAGTTGTCCGGGTGCAGCTCGACGTATTCCTTGAACAGCGCATTCGTTTTGCACTTCTGGTCAAACTCGCGTTCGATTTGGTGGGCGGCGGATTTTCTCATACGGTTTTCTTTCCAAGAATCTCCCGGAGGTCGCGATACACCCCGCTCACCCGCATGAGGTCGAGGATGTGAAAATGCAGCTCGAACCACTTGCTGGAATGCTTCTGGTGGCGGAGATGCGCCAGCTCGTGAGCCATCAAGTCGATGAGACTGTAAGCCTCCAAGAGTTCGCCATCAGCGTCGCGCACCGACAGGCGGAGGATGCCGCGCTTGGAGCAGGAGCCCACGTAGAGCCCGAGCCACTTTTTCTTCAGGGGCCGGACCTTCTTCAACTTCAAGTCGAAGTTGTCGGCGTAGGTGTGGAGCGTCTCGCACACATACTGCCACAGCTCGCGGTCCCTCTTTTTGATTCTGACGAGGCGACTCATGTGCGCCCCTCCCCGATAAAGGCGACGGCAGAGACCTCATACCCGAACGGGTCCCCGCGAAAATCCTGCTTCTGTTTGACCACGAGCGTCACGCCTTCAACGGGCTTGCCGATTCTCTTGGCCATTGCCTCGGTGAGCAGTGTGTGGATTTCTTCCTGTGCGATTTCAACTTTCAGATTCATCGGTGTTATCTTTCTTTTGTCGTCGGTCGGTCTCCCGTCGAATGATGTTCCAGATTGTCTGCCGCGACCAGAACGGTCCGCCGGCAGGCGGGGGAAATCCAGTTTCCTGTAGCTGCTTGCAGATTTTCCACAAAGACATTTGCTTCTTGTGCATCGCCCAGATGTCAGCGATAACGGCGCGCTCCGCCTGGGTCTGTCCGTAGGGCTTGGGGCCTCCACACGGCTCTCCCGTCTGCCTCTTCACAGTGCGCCGGCCAGCCTGAAGCCGCATCACAATCATCGACTTCTCCCACTGGGCCACTGCACCCAAAATCTGTCGAATCATCACGCGCCCCGGGTCTCCCCCGTCCATGACGAGTTCGTTGCCGGAGTCGGCTGCGTAAATCTTGATGCCCCTCTTCCTGCACTCGGCCAAAAAGATTTCCTGCACCATCAGGTCGCGCGCAATGCGAGTGGCGTCTTCAACCACCACCGTGTCAATTCCCAGTGCGTTCTTCTCGCCGGCCAGAGACAAAATCTCGTGCAGCCCGGCGCGGTTCTCGAACTCGGTGCCCCCGCTCTGTTGGTCCTTGAAGACCCGAGAAATTGTCCACCCGCGGGATGCACATAATGCTTTCGCGGCAGCGTGTTGGCGGTCGAAGCCGCCGCCGTCGAGCTGTTCTTTGGTGGAGACCCGCAGGTAGACGAAAACTTTCA